AAGAATACAAACGGAAGCCGTGGAAGTTATTAATAACTAATCCGTTACGTAACGCACCTGATTCACCGAAGTCAGCATTCATGAATCTAGAATCTTCGTCTGCGAGGATTTCTAAAAACACTGGATCTACTACAAGCCAACGACCTTGTGAGTCAACTTGCTGTTGGTCTAGTAAACGCTTCATACGTGCAACGATCATTGCAGGAGATGCAACAGCAGTTGGAAGAGCAGTTGCTCCCGGTAAACGTGGTGCTAATGGGATCGAGTGATCGCCAGCAGAACTTGTTGTTATGTTACCAAATGAACCTTTAATTAACTTCATTGATGACAATAACTCGTCAGTACCAGCAGTAGCTACAGCAACAGTGCCGTTTACAGTAGTGTTAACAGCGTCAGCATTTGCGTGAACAGTGCCTTGCTTATAACCTGATAAGTAACCTAGTACTTCTTGGTCATGATTATCAGCCAAGCGGTAAGCCGCACGGTTGGTTGCCATGTCCATAAAATTCAAATGACTATGCGCTTCTTCAATATCATCAATCTTAAATGCAAAGTAGTTTGCTTTGTCGATTGTAAGTGAAAAATCTTCGTCATCTAAATCTTGTGCAGATACTTGAGTACCACGAGAGTAACTTTTTACACTCACCTCAGGTTCTTTTATAATTTTCACTGTATCGCCTTGTGCAGCGATCTCACCGAAATAATCAGAGTTAGTTATATCGCCACATACTGTGGACTTGCGGAATGCAAGTTGTACTTTTTTAGAATAAATAATTGAACTGAAATTGCCGTTAGGTAAATTTCCGTGTCCGGTTGCGGATGCAAAAGCCATGAGTAAATCCTCCGTTAGGTGTTTGGCTTATTTTTAAGTAAGCTAAACGAACCGATAAGAGGCTGTACTTTTTAGGGTGCATGTATATTTAAGTTGTAAGGATCAGTTACAGATCTTAAACACCACGGGCCTATACTTGTTCAGGTAGGTCTTATTATTGGTATGTTTAGACTTGATGAGATAGTGTCTTAATAGTAAGGTGGTCACAGTGTGAGGCTTACTACATCTTAAAGACACCTATAGTTATACGTTATAGACTATAGATGTCAATACTTTATTTGCAATTAACGTGCACCGCCTGTCATATCGTAGGCAAACTTACCTGCACGTATTGCTTCCATGATAGCATCAGAATGTTTTTCATACTGATCAGACGACATCTTGTGTACCTGAGACTCGCTGTACTCGATAGTACCTTCGTTAGAGTCAGGCTTAGTAGAACGTTTAGTTACTACTGCAGAAGCCGCATCTTTATTAGATTTCTTCTTAGACTTAGTATCTAAACCATTGTGCATCTTGTATAGATCTATTACACGAGCGACTGATGCAGGATCTTCAGAGTTGTCATATAAGGCATCTTTGACCCACTTAGGTTCTTTCTTAGCCCAATCGTGGAAAGCGTCACTGTCACGTAGTTCATCAAAGTCAGGATGTATAGCCCTGATTTCTTGCTCTAACTTACTACGAGTAGCTTCTTCACTAATACGATCAATCTCTTGTAGTCTTGCTTCAGCACCAGAGAATCGTTCCTCTGCTTTCTTAGATGCAATAGTTTCTACTATAGCGGCAATATCAGGGAACTCGCTTGCCCATGCCTCAATGTCTTCATCAGACTTAGGCGGCCTAAGAGTACCACTGGTTTCAGCATTTTCTAGTTTAGTTTGTAATTGTTTAATCTCTGCAGATTGTTTATTTAAATGATCACGTAAGTCACTGTAACGTTTCTTATAAGTACGTTCTTCACTGGTTAGCGCTTCATCTTCTTCAACAGATTCTTTACTGAGTTCTTTAGATTCACCATCAGGTTCTTTATCTTCTGAAGTATCTTCCTCATTTGATTGTCCTTCCATAAGCTTTTCTAGTGCTTCTTCTTCTTCTTGTATTCGCCGTTGATTAGCTTTATTGTTATACTTTGGATCAACGAACCCTGCAATTTTGGGTGACGATATTGTTTCTAATTCAGGCATATTGTTTTCCTTTATGTTGGGGCCAGCCTAAGCTGGGTAGCCTTATAGTTTTTTATAGGATAGTCTTTGTGTTATTTCTTTTTCTTCTTCATCAGGCCGCCTTTATTAAAGCCACCACCACCACCACTTGCTATATTTTTAAGTTGGGCATTTACTTTGTTTAAATTCTTCTGAGTGTCAGCTTTACCGCCAACAGTAGCTCCTGATTTTGTTTTTCTTTTTTTAGATGTTGCTACTATTTGTTTAGCTTCTGCTTGTCCTCTTGATCTAGGAGCTAATGCTGCAGATGCTAGTTCTTTGTTCTTTGCTTTTACTTTTTCTGAAGCTTTAAAGGCTTCTCTAGCTTGAACCTTTTCTCTCGGTGTAGTAATTTCTACTCTATTAATACCCTTCTTAGCAAACAAATCATCTCCAAGCGTATCATTAATTATATCAGATAGACCCCAACCATTAGTTAATAAGCCCATACTGTCTAAGCCATTTGATTTTTTATATTGTGCGGCTAGCTCCTTAAGCTCTGCAATCTCTTCGGGAGATGTCTCTCCTTGTTTTTCTAACATACGTATGTGTGCGTTAGTCTGACTAAGTATCATAATTTCTGGTCTTTTAGCCATAATCCCTGTCCTATCAAACTTACTAAGAGCTTGTATGACACCATGTTGAGCCTCTAGTTCAGCTTCCATAGCTCGTTTTGTACTCTCGTAAAGACCTTCAGTACTACTGTAGTCATACCTATTCATCCAATCAGTGTCTTTCTTGGACTCGTCATACAACTTTGTAGCGTCACTACGAGTGTCCTCTTCTTTACTACTATATTCAGGTACTACTGTTTCTACAGGAAGTGGCCCCATTATATAACCTTCAGGTACAGCCTGTGTAGGTTGATTGGTAGCTTTATCGTGAGCTATCATCATAGTGTCTCTTGTAGTAGGGTTGTGATACTCTACCATGATTGTTTCAATCTCTTGTACGGGAGAAGTTCCTGATCCTGCCCCTCCGCCAAAGGCAGAAAAACCTAAGCCGTAATTACTAGGAGTAAAACCTAATCCTCCAGTATTAAAAGCTCTTTCAGTCTGACTATTAGCTGACTTCATCTCTTGAGGATTCATGTTAGCACCCGTAGTATTTAGAGTAACGCCTCTCTTACCTAGTTCTCCCATTAACGTAGGGCTATTCTGTGCGGCTACCATAAACTTATCAATAAGGGCATCTACTCTTGTAGGGTCAGCGTTTAGTGCAGATACTGCACCGCCTTCTGCATAACCTACAGACATACCTTTAGCATTCATACGAGCATTGATTAACTTATCACTCTTAGCAACAGTAGCTAACTTATCCATCAAGCCACCATCAGCTACACCCGTAGCCATAGCTTGTTCGAGTGAGGCTAAGTCTTCTTCCGTTATGTTTTGCATACCCTCCATACCACCTTCGGCTGGCATAGGCTCTCCACCTATACGTCCATCTGCATCCATCTGGGATAGACCCATCTTAGCTTCCATACGCATATCTTCGAAGACCTTCACACCAAAGTAACGAACGACATCTGCAGGTACAACGTATTCACCTTCACTAAGCCTAGCGTCTATATCGTCACGCACCTCTTCAGGTAAAGATCCCGGAGGAACTTCGTTTCCGCTTACTGGGTCTACGTCATTAGATCCACCAGTTAATGCCATTTCCATTTGTCTGCTCATTGAGTTGCTCCTTGGGTATTTCTATGTACTGCCATTTACTTCATCCCTTAAGTATTTAAGTTTTCGTAGCCCTGCTATCTCGCCTTGACAACGAAACATATCATCTGTAGTTGTAACTTGTTCCATCTTCTTGTGTGACTGTGCTATCTTAGCATCAAGAGTTTCACAGAAAGAATCCCATAAGGGTTTATCGTTTACTAATTTCTTTATTTGCATTATAAGGATCTTTGCATTAAGCCGGGCTTCTTAATTAAGCCGCCTTTGTTAAGACGAGGTACAGTATTGCCTATGAGTAAGTCAGATATGTCTATCTCTAAAGCTGTCTCAGTTGAAATGTCTTCATCATTAAAAGTATAATTTTTAAATTTATTGTTATAAAAGTTTTCTCTATACCGTGCATATTTATGTTGCACCTGATCTATATGATCGTATGGATTCATTCTAAGATGATCTCGTTTTTGCTTCTCTGATGCATTTTGCATAAAAAATTCTTTGTCGCTAATAGTATCTTTATTAGGAACATCCATAAACTTTAACTTTTTTTCTCTAGTTTTAATTGTACCTTTAGGATATTCATCTTGTAAAGATTTTAGAGCTTTTCTGAAAGCTTTATTATAAGTCACATCAAACATTTTCTGACCCTCATCCTTAGAGCTAATACGTAGGTCATCAAGTCTTTTTTCTCTAAGTTTTTTTACAGGAGGCAATACTATATTATTTATATTATTATTCTTAGCATATATAAAGATAGACTGTAATAAGTTTCTTAAATAATCTTTGTCTTTATTTATGGGTAATCTTTCTTTAGTAGGACTTTGCCCACTTTGACCTGCTTTTTGAAGCATATCACTTTGTAATTCTCCTATCAACAAAAAAGCGTTACCTTCTTCAAATTCTGATACATCAGGGTATTCGGGTACATCTTTAGGTTCGGCTTTCTGAATTGCATTATATACTCCCTCATTGTATTCTTCAAGGTCAACGTGAAGACTAAGCCTAGCATGAGCTATTGTATTACTATTATGGTGAGAACCTCTAACTCTTATATCTTTTCCTCTGTATGTATTTTTCTGTCCTTCTAAGAGAATTTCAACATAATCATCATCCATCTCCATATAATCGTTGTATGAAAGTCTTTGACGTTGGGTATCTTGATAATCACCTCCTTTGTTTATTACAGCCTTTACCGTAATACCTTTTTCGTAAGCTAGATCTTTAGCTTCTTTCCTTGTATATTTTTTATTAGGATCTAAAAAGTTACCTGTATAGTTTAACTCACCCTCACTCATTTTAGGAGAACGTTTACGTATAAACGCCATTATGTTTTTACCCATAGTTCCTTTGTCAGATATAGGGGCTTCGTCTAGGGCTGACATTAAGGGGCTATAAAAAGTAGCTATAGTATTTTCTTGTTCTGCTTTTTCAATACGACTACTAAGAGGCTCTGCTTCTTCTCCTATTTGTCTCATCATCTCTGCCCCTAAGTCAGGATTTCGAGGGTCATCGAAGTCGCCAGCCTCAGCATCAAACCGTAGTCTATATTGAGCATAATAATCGTCTATTTCTTCCCTAGTTGAATTTTGTATAAATTCAGAATGTCTAGTATATTCATCTTCTGTAGCATTATCTAGGAAAAACATTTCATTCTCTACACTAGCATCAATAGCGTCTAGATCCATAATATTACCTTCACTATCATAATCTAATCGTTCGAGCATAGGGTTTCCATTAGCATCGACCATAGTATTTCCATCAGTATCGAGCAAAAGGCGGTTGCCATCTGCATCTACACGGAAGTCATCATCTATAACATCAGCAAACATATCAATATCACCTAAGACATCATCATCTGTTAAACTATAGTCATCGAAAGCATCATCTAAATTAAAATCATCTATATCAACATCCTCATCAGATAACTTTTCAACCCTTTCTTTAAACGCAGGGTTATACTTAGGATTATCGACTATACCTAAAGCAGGTTCAGTTTTAATATCCTCAACCTTCTTGGTTAACCCAAAAGCAGAACTTAACTCCTTAGCTATAAGTTTACTGAGTGCTCCCATTACTGTACGTTCCCACTAAATCCCGGCTCTCCGGGCGTAGCAGCAGCTCCAACACCGATGTTGCCACCACCTCCACCTGTCATGTCCTGAGGGCCGGTAGGAGCTTGTCCTTGAGGCGCTGGGCCTCCTTGTGGCCCTGTAGGTGGTACACCCGGCTGAGGCGGTTCTGGCGGTGCTTGGAAGCCCTTGAGAATCTCAGCCTGTATTGCCGCATCTTCCATAGAGTTAGTCACCTTGTCAGGATCTAAGTCCATGCTTACAGCAATCTCACGAATGATATAGTCCATCTTAGCGAATGGAGCAAGTGTAGGGTTTTGTGCAACTTGTAAGAACTGCATTAGTCTTTGCGATCTTACTTCGTTAGCCATAAGGGAAGCAGTACCTTGAGCCTTAACATCTAAGTCACCTTTAATGCTAGGGTCATAGTCAAACTGCATGTTGAAACTAAAGAAAGCTTTACCTAGTGGGTTTAATAAATAGTCATCTACGTTCTTAATAACTGTACGGATTGAACCGTTAGCCGCAGACATAAGCATAGAAATACCTGAAGCGGTACGACCTACGCCTGACACGCCAGTTTGACCGTGAGCAAAGGAAGGGAAGCCTGTAGATTCGTCTGACAGTACTCGTGCCTTATCGAACAACTGCATGTTCTCTCCAGCTACGTTAGGGAACTTTGTGCCGAAGATGGCCTGTCCGGGTGCACCCCCCTGTCTCCGAAACACTTTGCCGGGGTACACAGATAGGTCTTGTCCCGGAACTAAGTTAGTCTCATCAACTTCAATCAGTAAGTTACCAGACAGCACAGCATTGTCAACAGCCATACGCATGAAGCCATTCATTAGAGTTTGAGTGTCATCCATGTTTTCTGCAATACCTACACCAAAGAAGCTGTAAGGATTGATCTCGTAAGGCATAGCATAGTAAGGTATAAGGGCTGGCTTGAAAGGATTCATAACCATACGAATGATCTGACCATTACATGCCCACAAGTTTACGTTTACTTGTTCTGCATCTTTAAGTTCTCTAGGTATCTTAAGATCATGGTCTTCTAATATCTCACGATCAACAAAACCCCAGAACTCTTTTACTTCATAACGTTCTGCTTTAGAGCCTTGCTCATCGTCTTCCATTACTTGTTCCCACCACTTCTTCTCGTAAGACTCGCCTAATCTAATGGCATTGTCTATAGAGTTATCACGGAAGAAAGGACGACCTTTAAGAGCACGGAGTTGTGATCTAGACATCTTATGACGTTCTATAATGTATTCAGCTTCATCCATGTTAGCCGCATCAGGATCAGGATAGAAGTCCCATATAGATACGTTGCTAGTAGATGGTACAGTCTTGATTACAGGATCGTAATTACCCTCATCATCCCATCGTGGATATTCTTTGTTAGTAGCAAACGGGCCTTTCATTATACCTGTACCAAACAAGGAACACTCAAATGCCGCTAAGCGTAACTGTTTGTTAGCTCCACTCTCTTCTAACTGATCGTGTATCTTCTTCTGCATCTTCTTAGCCGCAACCATTGCTGGCTTAACAGTAACAGTAGAAGGTGTAGTTCCCGGCCCTTCAATTAGTTTATCCATAACAGGAGCTAACTTACCAGACATACCGCCTAATCGTTCTGACAACTGTTGCATAGTCTCGCCCGGTTGTAGTTTAGATTCTTCACTAGAGAAAGGTGTAAAGACTTCTTTTAGTTCTTCTGTAGCATCATCAGCCGCAGGATCTAAGTTGAAGTGTACTGTGTCAGCTATACCTTCAGGCAATGTAGTAGGATCTACATTAATAGGAAACTTGTTGTTACCGAATAGTACATCTACAATCTGTCCGTAAGCCGCTAAGGTTTTAGTCTTAGTTACTTTTACGAATACACGAGATCGTTCAGCTTCAGTGAACTGTACATTAGGACTATATAATCCTCTATAGTTTCTATAGGCTTGCATCCACCGATCTTCATCAACACGCCTAGCATCTTCTGCTTTAGTAAAGCGTTCATTAATAAAACCTATGATGTTACCTACAGAAGGATCTGAATGTATATCATCTTCCTTTACATCCTCAATATAAGAAGAGTCTGCAGATTCAATGTTTTCTTCGTAGTCTTCGTCAAAGTCTTTAGGTTTCATACTTAATATCCAAATGTTGGGTCAGACGCTTGAAAGCCTGATCTTGATGTTGCAGGGTCATAATCAAAAATAGAACTGCGTGGGCGTGTCATTATACCGTAACGTAAAGCGTCATATAAGTGATCTTCGGCATGTGTATCAACGTCTTCTGGGTTTCGTTTATCTAAAGGAATACTAGGAAGTTGAGCTACGAGGTTAGTACAATTGTTAAACATTACTAGTCTAGGTTGCTCAGTAAACTCATCTACTTGTAATCTTCTGTGTATTTCATTCTTACCAGCAATACGTGAACCTTTTGATCTATCAGAAGGCCTCCATCTGCAACCCTTCATTATCATCTGCTCTGCTAGGCTCGGCCCTGTATCACCTCGTTTGTGCCATAAAGATGAATCAAGTACACCATATCTTATAGTACCATCTTCTGACTCAGCATCTAAAATCATATCAGCTAAATCTGTAGCTGTAACTTTAGAGCAATACATCTCTCTATAGACAATCAGTTGTTCATCTGGAGCTACAGCAAACCATACAACTCCTGTATAACTTCCGTAACCATAGTCACAGGCTCTAAACTTAGCCCATCCATTAGGTATTTCGTAAGGTTCAACTACATGTATCTTACGATTAAACTCAGGGAAAGCCGCCCCTTCATTAATATCCCAATCACCTTCGAGTAACTGCTTACGCTGATGCTCAGGTAAGGACAGAAGCATAGCCTCATAGTCGCCTGTATCAGCTAAGTAAGGATTGTCAAACAAACTAGCAGGTATAAACTTGCGTTTGAATAATGGTTCACCTTCTCTACTGTGACCTTTAGGGTAGGCTAGTACTTCACTTGTCTCTATGTCTGTAGCCCAGAAAGGTACGTTAGGAGTAGAAGGATCAATAAACATCTTCTTGACCCAAGCATGTCCCGGCCCTCCGGGATTTGTAGTCGCCCTCATGTACAAACCTAATTCAGGTGCGGCACTACGTAAACGTGAGCGCATATAATTCCACGCATAAGGACTGTTCCATTGAGTCAACTCATCGAAGGCTACATAGTTAAACGCCTGTCCTTGGTAACGCATAACGTCTGTGTCTTTATCCAAGTAAGACATCCAGATCCTACCACCTTGAGGTGTAGTCCATTGAGACTTTCTCTCTGACCACTTGATCCCCGGAATAGCTTTAGGGTATAACTCTTGGCTTTTCTGAATAAGCTCACGTAATTCTTCTGTCGTGTGTCGTACCAGTAGTCCACTAAAGTCTTTGTGTCCTAAGTTACGTAGAGGATCTGCTAGTGTGGCATACGATTTTCCACCACCGGCTGCCCCTCCATATAGTACTTCACGTTCACTAGCCGCTAGATATTGTGTCTGTGGGCCGGGATTAGCTTTAAATACTACGTTTTGTGCAAACTCTACATCAAAAGGTGCTGGTGCTACTTGCGCTGGTACTGTATGTACAGGCTCTTGCTCAACTATCCTCGTCGTAGGTGTAGTATCCAAGTCTTTCTTTTTCAAGCGTTTCGTATTGCGCTTTTGTTTCTTCGAGCCAGAGGGCAAGCTTGCGTTTAATTTGAGCAAGTGACTTACGTTTTCTTTCGACATCTATGCGCTTCTTAAGTCCATCATGGGTTATGCGTCTGCCTGACTGTGTAGTTAACCAAGCAGATACTTCTCTGTAAGAGTACTGCTTTAGATGTTTCTTTGCAAGCTCTAATAGTTCTAGCTCTGTAGGGATAGGCTCTAACCACTTCTCATCTTCCGGATCTATTATGTAACCAAAGGGTACAGTCCGTTTAGATAGTCGAGGTATTCGTTCCCATCTTTTAATATGAGAGGGCTTTGGTAGCATCCAATAGCCCAATTCTGTTTTCTGGAAGTCAGTCTTATGTTTCATCGCCCTGTGAGGAATCCTTTGGTGGTAATATAAATAGACCTCCGCTAGACTCCACTGCAACTTTCTCAGTTTTCACTAAGCCAGAACGGTCAAGAACCTGACCTGCAGCTATCATCCTCTCCTTGACACCTAACTGTGTAGGGTCATCTAAAGCTGAGCCATAAGCTATAGCCGCCTTCGGGCCTAGCCTAGACATATACTCTTTAGTAGCATCAAAGATTTCATCCTTCAATGCTGACGTAATAGATCTAGTAGGTGTTCCGTCACTGTAGCCAGCTAAACGCTTAGCCATAACAACATCTCCGGAAGCCTCTTCGAAAAGGACTTCCAGAAACTTTTGTTGGTTCTCTGTAAGATTACGAGCCATTCATTCTCCGTCTGATATCATATCTTGCGATACCTATATCTTTTAGTTCTCTATCGGTTAGATGTGTAAGTAACCACAGATCTGCTCTCGCTTGTTGTGATCTCTGTATTGATTCATTTAAGGCCTTAAGCCACTTTGAAAATGTTTTAAACATGTATATGCTCCAGTGAAGATAACTACAAGTAATTTGTAGCCTACTGAAACATAGTTATATTTATATAGTTATATCATACTATAGACAATAATGCAAC